CGGGTTTTTTTATTTTCCCGAGAGTGGTTTTCTGTTTCCTTAGCCGCTCTTCGGGATTTTATGAAAGTTTATCTGATGGATTTAACGGCTAAACAGGAAAAGTTTTGTCAGGGTGTAGCTAAAGGCCTCACTTACTCTGATGCTTACCGGCAGGCTTATAATGCAAAAAAGATGAAAATGGAGGCGATTAATATCTCGGCATCACGACTTATGGATAACCCTAAGATCGAGCTAAGAGTGGAAGAATTAAAAAAACGTACATTAAAACGCTATGATTTAACCGTTGATGATATTGTTGAAGAGCTGGAGGACGCTCGAAAGATTGCCCGTGATTTAGGGCAAAGTTCCGCCATGGTTTCCGCCTCAATGGGTAAGGCCAAGTTATTCGGTATGATAGTTGATAAGAAAGCGCACACGGACAGCGAAGGCAATGATTTGGATGTGCCGGTTGTTTCAAACGCCGAACTGCTGGCTATTATGGAGAGACGTTTTGAACGAATCGACAAGGAAAAAGCTTCAGGCTGACTTTTACAGCTTTTATCTTTTCATCAATGAAGACCTGCGCGGTTCTGACGGTTTTCGTACCGGAAAATGGGAAGAAGAACTCTGCGACTTCTTTCAGTATGAGTTATATTACCGGTTCTTAAAAGGCGAACGCCCGATTGCGACGTCCGAAGAACCGGTGCAGCACGGGAAGTCAACAAAGCTGCGTATATTTACCGCTTGGCTGATTGGTTTGCATGGTGATCTGAAGTTTAACTTTTACACCAGCTCGGACGACTTGCGTGAAAAGACACAGGCGGAAGTCTTGAGTATATTACAAGGGGCACGCTATAAGTCTGTTTTTGGTAACGTTATAAAAAAAGCCAATGCCTCAACCGTCTGGTTTAAGAAAGGCGGGCAGATAGACTACAGGTTGATGGGTGAGGGAAACACCGGTTATCCGTCGCACATATCAATTATCGACGACCCTTACAGGAACGCGGAAGATGCCTTGTCGCCGACTATCCGCGCCAAGGTTGAAAACCGCTTCCGCGGCGATATTATGAGCCGCCGCCAAAACAACACAATGGTTCTGGTGCTGCACTCCCGTTGGCACGTACATGACCTGATAGGCATGTTGAAAACAGATCCGTATTTTAAGGAGAAGATAATCAGCAGCCGACATCCGGCGATAGATAAAGACGGCAACGCTCTTTTCCCGGAGTTCCGCGACATCCGCTTCTTAAAGGAGCAAGAAAAGGCTCTCGGTTCCGCAAACTTCGCGGCGCTTTATCAGCAAGACCCGATTATCGAAGGCGGCAACCTTATCAAGACAAGCCAGATGCAACGATACACCGTCAAGCCGGCACAGTTTGACAGTCTGTTTATTGTCGCCGATACGGCGTTTAGCGAAAAGAAGTCCGCGGACAATTCCGCTTTCGGGCTGTTCGGCACCAAAGGCAAAAACCTTTATATGCTGGATGGCTATTGTAAGAAGGTTATATTTCCCGAGCTTCGGCGGGACTTGAAAAGTTTTTACGAAAAGGCGATGGCGGAAAACACCGGCAACCGCCTTGTTTCCGTTTACATAGAAAACAAGGGTTCCGGTATCTCTCTTATCCAGCAGTTGCGAGAAGAAGGCCTGCCGATAAGAGAGTTGCAGCCGACTGTTCACAATGCGGAATTGAAGAAAGACCAGGTTGCCGACAAATATTTACGTTTTAACGAGATAGCCGCCGATTTGGAAAGCGGCTATTTTCATATTCCCGAGTCCGCCCCGTGGCTGCTGGAATTTTTAAGCGAGTGCGAGGCGTTTACCGGGGGCAAACAGGACGCGCACGATGACTATTGCGATGTGCTGATTTATGCGTTGAAGATAAGGCGCAAAGTAACAACAACAAACTGGGGCGAGTTTATGCGCCTGATGGGTTGAGAATGTTTGATTTTTTCAAAAAGAAGAAAACACCGGGAAAAAAGCTGCGCGACAATTATCTCGCCTTGTATAATGCGATAATGAGCGACGGCAAAGCCATAGAAATCTCCGAGCCGTGGACGCTGGCACAGGCACGTCTCGAGGGCGGCGCCAAAGATGCCGGCGCGGCAAAAGGGCTGAAAATGTACAATGCGCACAAAGTGCGTTTACAAAATCAGTGGATTAACCCGTTGCAATCCGTAAATTCCGGCTATGGCACTGCGCACGCATCTTTGTTTTTGTACCAGCCGGTAAATTACTATGAGTGTTACTCTCTGGCGCAAGATCCGTTGTTTGCAAAGGTTTTTAACGTTTTGAGCGAAACTCCGTTTGCCAAAGGCGGCGATCTGGCAGGCGTTGCCCCGGAGCAAAAGGACACAATCGAAAAACAGGCGGCAGAATTTGACGTATGGCAACACCTGCGCGCGGCTGTCCGGTCAAATTATGTCACCGGAGGTTGTCTGCTTTATATGGATTTCGGTCTTGCCGGCGAAGAGCTGACGCAGCCGCTCGATTTGCGCAACATGGATATGCGGCGTTTTCGCGGTTTCCGCCATATTGACCCGATCAACTGTGTTGCCGTGCAGGTCAACACGGTTAATCCGGCGGCCGGAGACTATATGCAGCCTTCAATTTGGTACGTCATCGGTCTGGGCGCGGTTCATAAAAGCCATTTCTTGAAGTTTGAGGCAAATATACCGGAATTGCCGATGCGTCCGCTGACGCTGTACTTCGGTATGCCTTTAACGCAGCTTATCAAGCAGGATGTCGCAAACTCCAATTTGGCAAGTCAGGGGCTGGCAAACCTGATGAATCGCATCCGTTACACTTATTTGAAAACGGACGAGTCGTCTTTTGTCACGGAGAACGCAAAGGCTTTTAAAGAGAAACTGGATTTCATGTCCTTTGTACAGGACAACTTCGGCGTTTGCCCGCTTAAAATTACCGAAGAAGTGGAGCAGCTCACCACCAGTCTGACCGGAATGGCGGAAAATGTCGAGATGTTTTATCTGCTGGTGTCTGCCAAAACGGATATTCCCTACACCGAACTGATGGGAAAATCCGCCGAAGGTATGAATGCCACCGGTTCGGGTGACCGCCGTAAATGGTATGACAAATGCCGCAGCATTCAGGAATCGGTCAAAGACAACCTGTTGGTTATGTATGGCATTGTTGCCGGGGTTGACGGCGGGAAGTTTGTGAAATTTACGGATTTCGCTTTTAATCCGTTGGAAGAGGCAACCGAAAAGGAGCTTGCGGAAAACATCAAAGCCTACACGGAGGTGGCAGGCGCTCTTGTCAACCTCGGGGCAAAGCAGGATGAAGTCTTTGAATGGCTGAAACAGTTTAAGCAGTTCAATCTTGATGGTTTGACTTTCGACGCCGGCGTTGACGGTCTGGAAGACTACGAGGACATCACGCCGCAGGTTATGGCTGAGTTTCAGGCAATGAACTGGGTTGAAAACCCAGAACGCTGGATCACCATGAAGAGCCAACCTGTTCCGGTTGAAAAAGGGCAGAGTTCAAAAGACGCAGCAAAGAGGTTTTTGGAGGAAAAAGGACGGAAGTTAAAAGACAGAGATGAAGGAAGTGTAGAGAGTTATACGGGAAAGGCAAAATCATTTGAAAGTACTGAAGAAATAGAAAAGTTTTTCGGAGAAAGTGGGGCGCCGCTTCTAGAAAGGAGAAAAAATCCTGCTCAACAATGGCAATTCTCTTTATCTGCAACACAGAAAAAATATATACATGATTATACAGCAGATATGTATGGTGATATAAATAATTATCTGAGAGGTAGGGAGTATGGAAAATCTTATAATGTAAAAGAAGCTGTTGAAAATTTAGATAAAGCTATTGAAGATTTTCCTTTGTCTGAGGATATAAGAGTTTTCCGAGCCATTAATCCTGATGCTTTTAAAGGTAAAGACCTGAAAAAACTAATAGGAGAGAGATATACTGATAAAGGATATATGTCTTCCTCTCCTTATTTATACTCAACAGGTGTAAATAAGGATTTAGTTTTTGATATAGTTGTTCCTAAAGGTAAAGGAAGAGGGGCTTGGGTTAATGGTTTGAGTGGATTTAAAGGCAAAGAATATGAGTTTTTACTAAAAAGAGGTGGTAATTTTGTAATTACTGACTATTATGAAAAAGATGGTAAGAAATTTTTAAAAATGGAGATGATTGCTGATGACTAAAGATGAAGAAAATAGAAGTAAATCTTTGGAACGGTTTGTAACTCAACCGGGTGATTTCATTTTAACAAGAAACGGTATTGAAACTAAAATTGAAGATTTACCCGAAAAAAAAGAAGATAATAAAAAGCAAGAGTAATCCTGAATCGCAATAAAAAGCGCGTTACCAAAGATAATATTTTACCGGAACTAAATGCCGGAGATTTAGAAGAGCTTGGCGTTAAGAGCAAGCCGGTTTTACTAAAGAAAACCGTTGTTGATCGTAATCTTTCACAACATCCTGATGTTGAAGTAAAAGATTATGAAATGATGATTGGCAAAGCATTGTATGATGCGGATGCTATTTTGCCCGGAAATGCCGAAAAACCTTACTATAATTTTATAGCAAGAGTGTCGGGAGACAAAAATTCGGTTGTGTTATTAGAAGTAGCAGACAATAAAAATAATTTTGAAATAGTACATTTCCATTGGGCAAAGAACAAACAGCGCCGTACTTTAGAAAAGAAAGCTGAAAGGATAAAGGAAAAAAGCTAGATTGGGAGGACGGCCAACCCCATTTAAGGGAATCCCTCCATCGTAATAGCTTTGTAAGCTACCCGGCAGGCGAGGCCGAATTTTCTGCAGTTCAATCTAGCTTTGATATATTTACAATACCACAAAAAACGAAAAAAGGCAAGCAGATAATGCAAAAACAGAACGCGCGGGCAAGAGCGGCGGGCGGTTTCAAAGTGGGAGAAGACCTCACCAAAAACCGCCGCGCCGAGGCTTTTTACCGGCGGGCAATAGATGACGAGATGCAAAAGATGCTTTCTTCGCTCTATTCCCGGCTGGCGGAAGTCTATACGCCCGTGCGCGTGGAAAACGCCGCCCCGCAGGGCAAAAAACCGTCTGTTCGCAATGTCGAAAAGCTTTTGGCATGGTATAAGAGCGAATATGCCGCCCGGTTTATGCGTAACGCGGAAAAGATTATAAAAAAGTATCTTTCGCTTCTTACCCGCAACGCGCGCGCTTCGCTGTATCGTATCATGCGGGAGATGTACGGCGACAGTTTTACGCTGAATCTTGACCGCGACGCCGTTGACCAGAGCATACGCCTGATATTTCAACGCAACGTCGGGTTAATCCAGAACACGGCGTTGCAGACCTTAAACAACGTGGAAAACATTGTTTACGACGCCATGACCACGGGGCAGAGCTGGCGGACGGTTGAAAAAGACCTGAACCGGCAGACGGACATTGCCCGCGACCGGACAAAGCGGATTGCCCGCGACCAGACGGCAAAGGCAAATGCCGTCATTAATGAGCGGGCGCAGGCGGAAGCCGGGGTTAAGTTTTTTATTTGGTCAACCGCACACGACGAACGTGTGTCAACCGGTTACGGCGGGCACAAACAGCTAGATGGCAAAATTTACAAATGGGGCGATGCGGCAAATTATCCGGTGATTGATTCTTACGGGCACCGAGGTTTGCCGTCGCAACGGGTAAATTGCCGCTGTGTGGCAAAGCCGGTGTTGCTGGCAAAAGACTACGAGGCGCGGCGTTTATCCGATGGCAGTTATGAAATTGTAAAAGGCAGAATTTAAGATGGCATTTTTAACCTATTCAACCCGCCTGAGCAATGCAGGCGGGCACCGGCATATGGATGAGAACGGGTATCTCTTCGTTGACGAAAGCCCGATTTTACGATCGGGAATACTTGAATATCTGGGCAAAGAGCTGATAGACGGCGGCAGTCCTGATGTTGACGGGGAGGAGATAGATCCGGATAAGATTTATAAAGTTTACATTTCTCCCATTGAGCTGGCCAAGGGGGCAGAGAGTTTCAAGCTTCTGCCTCTGGTCAACGGGCATGAGTGGCTTGGGCTGGACGGTGAAGACGCCAAAGGCCGGCAGGAAGGCTCAACGGGAGAGCGCGCGGAAATCAAGGGGGACAAGCTTTTTGTCCCCCTTAAATTTACCGGCGATGGGATTCTTGCCGACTTAAAAGACGGCAAAGAAGAGCTATCGGCAAGCTACACCAACAAATTAAGCAGATCAGGGGTATCTGATTATGATTTCATAGCTTCCGATATTAAGGGCAATCACATAGCCCTCGTGGAACGGGGTCGGTGCGGCTCCGATGTGAGAGTGTTAAACGAAATAATGGAGAAATCACAAATGAAGTCTAAAAACGAAATGAAACTCGTTATTGACGGCAAGGAGATTGACCTCGGCAAATTCTTTGAGCAGGAAGCCGGAGAAGAAGCCCACGAGGGCACTGGCTCGATAACGGACAGCAACAACGATTCGATAGATAAAAGAGCGGTCATTGACGAAGTCGGCGGCATCTTAAAAGGCAAGGTTGACGAAGAAGTCTGGCGCACCGTTATCGAAAAGCTGGAGAAGCTGGCCTATGACGGTTCGGAAACTTCCGGAAGCGACAATTCCGCCCCGGATGAAGACGACCAGAAACAGGGCACGGATGAACCGGCGGTGAACAATGACGACGGCGCCGGTTGCGGCGAGGACAAAAAAGACGACCCCGCCCGCGTTGCCAACTATGACAGCATTTATTCCAAACTCGCGGCTGCTTTTGACAAAAAGCGGGCGGAAGAAACGGCGGGGCTGAAAAGAGCATACAACGCCGCTTCTTCGGTAATCGGCGAGTTTAACCCGTTTGGCATGAGCGAGCGGGAAATGCTGGTCAAAGCGTTAAACCATCAGGGCATTGCCACCGACAAAGAGGGCGTGAAAGAACTTTACGCCATGTTGAACGTTTGCCGCACGCAAACCAAGGTGGACAACGGTTTCGACTACAGCGAAGCCGGCGCGTCCGACGAGGTTAAAATCAACATTTAACAAGAGGGAAACAAAATGCAGAATCAGGTTTATATCAATCAGGCACTTGGACAGCCGGGGACTATTGCCCGTCTGAACCCGTGCGACAAAATCCCGGTTGTGGCTGAGGGCAGCGCGGTTGTTGCCGGCGGGTTTGTTTTTGAAGGCACCGACCCGGAAACTCAGGTTATCGGCTGCAGCTCTGCTACCGCCTCCAAAACGGCGGCCGATGTTGCCGGCGTGGCGGTTCTCGAGGGATTTCAGCTGGCGCTTGGCAATGTTACCGGTATGGCCATCAACGAAGGGCACGAACTGGCCAAAGTCCGCAAAGGCTACGTATATGTTGTGTCCAACACGGCATCCACCCACGGGCAGAACGTCATTGTCAACCCGTCAACCGGGGTAATCGAGACGCAAACCATCACTTACACGCAATCGGTAGCCGGTTCCACGGTAACCACCACCAGCGACATCAAGTCCGGTTTTATCGATACCGGCTGGCTGGTTGAGACCGGCGGCGATGCCGGCGCTGTTTGCGAGATTTACAAAATTTAGCGAGGGCAAAGGAAATGATAACTTACAAGGTAAACAACGGCGTGTCCATTAATCACGCCAACAACAGGGCTTTCCTGAAAGCCATGATGGCAAAAGGCATTGTCGGCGTCGACAACGAGGTCGCTCCGGCCATCACGACCCCGAACATCAACATGCCGCTCGGCGCGTTGAACTACATTCGCCCCAAAGCGATTGAAATTCTGACCGCGCCGCGTGTTGCCGATGAAATGTCGCAGGCGCAGAAGAACGGCAGCTGGGGTGATGAATCGGTGACTATCCGGTTCAAGGAATACAAGGGTGCCACCCGTCCCGACGACGGTTTGACATCCGACGTCCTGCAGCAGAAAACAAACTACCAGCAGGTTCTGCGCGGGGTGTACTACTACGCCACCGGCTGGCTTTCCACCGACCGGCAGGAAGCGGCCTCCGGCAAAGTCGGCGACGATTACCGCGCCGATCAGGCAGACGGCGCCATGCGCACCCTTGCCATTGACAGAAACGCTTTCTTCTTCTCCGGTGTTTCCTACAAGGGGCTGAACGTACCTATTTACGGGCTGTTAAACGAACCGAGCCTTGGCGCCTATAAAACGGTTGTCAACAACGCGGCGGGCGATTCGACCTACTGGTCGAACAAAGAGCCGGAAGAAATCTTCAACGATATTGTTGCCGGCGTCAACCAGTTGTACGTGCAGTCCAACGGCATTGTTCAGGATGAACTGGCAAACGGCGAGATTGTTCTGGGCGTCGCCACCGGTTCGCTTGGCAACCTCGACCGCGCCAACAATTACGGCAAATCCGCCCGCGCCATGCTGAAAGAGGCGTACGGCTCCAAGCTGAAGATTGTTGCGGTTCCGCAGTTCAACAATGCAGACAGCAATTCCGATGTGTTTTACATCGTCTTCAACATGGGCGGCAGCGTTGCCACTCTGCTGAACTCCTATGTCGAGATGGCAAAAGCCTATCCGATTTTCCAGAAAGACAGCGTTGTTTCGCAGAAAATCAGCGCCGCCACTTCCGGCTGTATCGTTCAATATCCGTGGGCGGTTGTCCGCTACAACGGCATCGGCAAAACGGTCATTCCGGCGGCAGACTAAAAACAGGGGCGGAGCTTTCCGCCCTTTCTTTTTGGAGAAAAAAACGATGATGACGATTGTAAAAATGGGCACCAATCCGTCGGCTTTCGATTTATCAAACGGGGTTACGGTAAAGCTTAATGTTTTCCCCGAGGTGAACCATATTGAAAACGCCGTTTATGAACGTTTAATGAAAGAATACGGGCATTTTATCAAAGAACGCACCTATTCGGACAAGAACCCCACCGGTTGCTTTGTGATCCACGAAAAACGCGACTACGCTGCGGACGCGGCGAAAGAAAACGGCGGGGAAAATAAAGACGGCTCCGCGCCGATAGAAGTCTCTGCGCCGGTTGAAGCGGCGAAAGAAAACAAGGGTAAAAGAAAAGGCAAAAAGAAATGATCATCACCGTTGACAATGACACGTTCCGCAAATGGTTCCCGTATTTCAAAGATGCCGAAGACGAGAGCATACAGGCGTCGTATGAGGGCGCGGGCAGTCTGATAGCGCTTGAAACCGGCGTCATCAAGCTTGGCGAAAAAAGCCAGACGCGGGGGGTGTATCTGGCAACGGCTCATTTACTCTATCTTTCAATGAATCCGGACAAGGCGGCGTCGGCAAACGTGAGTTCCGCCAGCGAAGGCAGCGTTTCGGCTTCGTTTCAGCTTTATTCCGACCCATGGCGGCGGTTTTTAAGCCTGACACCTTACGGGCTGGAGCTTTTGGCGCTGTTGTCGACGGTTCAGCCGCCGCTGCCGGGAAAACCGGTTAATGTATTGCCGTATTATAATGCGATAGGGTTCAGATGATAAAGATAAAGTCGGATTTTTCTCAAGTGGAGCGGATGCTGAAAAGTCTGAAGCAGGAACTGGGCAAAGGCAAAAACGGTGCCCGCGCGGGTTATATAAAAGGACAAACGCGGAAGCCGGGCGAGGGTGAAACGTCCGCCCCGGCAACAATGGACGAAGTCGCGCTTTATAATGAGTTTGGCACGTCTTCTATCCCGCCGCGTCCGTTTTTACGAAACGCGCAGGCAAAAGCGACCAAAGCGGTTGCCGCTGTTGTCCGGCAGGGGCTGGACGACAATCTGTCCATGGATGCCATCACGGCAAACGCCGCAATGAAGCTGCAGGAGCTGATTGTTGACGAGATAGACAGCAACACCCCGCCACCGAATGCCGAATCGACGGTTGCGAAAAAAGGCAGCACGCACACCCTGATAGACACCGGCCAGCTGCGTGCGTCGGTACACGCCGCGCAGGTTGTCGACGGCAAAGAAAAAGTGATGGGGCTGGGGTAGCCCCAAGACGGCTATGAATTTTATGACAACCTTTGCAAAGAATGGTTTATGGCCTATATAGAAAAACTTCCGCTTTCGGCAGCCGTTATGTACAGCAAAGCTGAAACGGTTAAAAATTTCGGCATTTCCTGATTTTGGTTGACAATTCACTTATTCAGCCCCCGCTTGGGGGCTTTTTCAATGGAAAAATAAAAATGTCCTTAAATCTGCACAACATTGTCGGCGAGGCGTTGACGGTCGTCAATGACTGGCAGGATTTGGTGTTTACCAAAACCACGGTCGAATGGCTGCCGTCTTCCCGCGAACCGGTCAAAACGCAAACAACGCTTAATGTGCGCGGCAAAATTCAGCCGGCAAGCCTTCAGGAGCTGCGGGAAACCGGTTTTAACCTTCAGGAATACCAGTATTTCAAAGTCTTTATTACCGGCAATCCGACGCAGCTGGACAGGCTTCGGCAGTTCGGTTCTGATACTTTTACTTGCCAAGGATATACCTATCAGATTGTTGCCAAAGAGGCATGGGACGATGCCGGCTGGCGTGAGGCTTACGCTTACCGGGTAGACTATGAGGAAGAAAATGACGGAAACGCAAGTTTATGATTACCTGCAAAGCCTGATGCCAAGTATACAGTTCGTCAATCCTTATACGGATTCCGTACCGCTGCCCCAAAAAGGCGATTTTGCCACTTTTAATATCTTAAGTGTTGAGGACAGAGGCTGGAGCCAATGCCGGCAGACGGGATACGACGCGGAAACGGGGACGGTCGGGGTTGCCTGGGACGTGCAGCGGATTTACCGGGTGCAGATTGACTTTTACGGGGAAAACGCTTTTGAAAACGCCACTGTGTTCAAACAGACGCTTCAGGTCAATCTGGCGCAGAAACACGGGCCGGCGGACTTAAAACAGCTTTCTCCCATCCGCAATCTAAGCTTTTTGCAGGAAAACAAACAATGGCTCAGGCGTTACAATTTTGACGCCGAGGTCTTTATCGTCGATACGGTGGAGCAAACTTCGCCGGTTATTGAAACCGCCACGGTCAAAATCGTAAACCGCGGCAATAACGCTTAACAAAAGGAAGAAAAAGAATGAGTTTACCTTTTTATAAATTTGTGCCGATTACCGGCTCGGTTGTCGCCCCGGCGTTTACGACCGAAAAAAAACACGCCCTTTTGGCAACGACCAATCCGCTGATTTCAAGCGGCGACAAATATCTGGTCTATTCCGGCATGTCGGCATTGACCAATTTTGCGGCAGATCTGGGTGCGGCGGGCGCAGATTATCAGTTTGCGCAAAAGTATTTCGGCTTTCTTTCAAAATCAGGCTACGGCGTGCAGAAACTTCTGGTTGCCCGCTGGTATAAAGAAGCGGCGGCGGCCTTTGTTAAAGGTTCCAAGCCCGAACCGGTGGCAACCTTAAAAGCCGTCAGCAACGGCTCTTTCGGTATCACGCTTGACAATCAGCAGTTTGAGGTAGTTGTCGATTTCAGTTCAATCACCAGCTATTCTGATGCCGCTACTGTCATTCAGACCGCTATTCGGGCCAATTCCGGCGGCGGCGAGGCCTATACGGCGGCAACTGTTGACTACAACACAACGGTCAATGCCTTTATTATCAATTCCGGTTCAACCGGACAACAGTCTAGCGTCGGAACGGTAACGGCCGGAACAACCGGCACGGACGTCAGCGCGATGCTGGGGCTTTCCGATGCGGTATTGTCGCAAGGAGCCAATGCTGAAACCTACGCCGAATTTTGCGACCGTATGCTTCAGGCCAACAGCGGGGCTTTTTCCATTACCACCAACGAGGAACTGGACGAAGACAGTATCACCGCCGCGGTTGCGTGGCTGCAGGGCGTCTTGGGCGGAGAACAGACGATTTATACGCTGAACCGTCTTGTTTTCAACATTTCCGATCTGGAAACGTCCAAAGCGCTGCAATCTTCTCTTTCCTCGTTGGACTATACCGGCTATGTTGTTTGCTATGATCCGAACAATGAGCTTGTACACGCGCTTGACTGCGCTATCTGCGCGGCGATTGATTTTAATGTGGCAAACGGGGCGATCAACTTCAATTTCCAGCCGGCAACCGGTTATACGCCGATTACGACACTTGGCACCGTTGTAGATTATCAGCAGGGCAAAACCAATATGAGCCTTGCCGAAGAACTGGACAGCCTTTGCATTTCCTATGTCTATTCGGTTGGCTTTGGCGAGCAAGAACAGGTTCTTTACGGCATGGGTTTGATGCAGGGCAGCTTCGGCACGGAAGACGTACAGGTCAATGAAAGCTGGCTTGAAAACGACCTGCAAACCCGTATCATGAACGGCTTTATCAGTCTTGAAAAGCTTAAACTGCAGGGAACGGATGCCCGCGACTTCATGGCCTCGATCATTGCGACGTCTTTTGAGCAGGGGCAGACAAACGGGGCTATTGCCTATAACGGAACTTTAAGCGATACCGACCGCAACAGCATTGTTACGGCAACCGGCAATTCGGCGGCGGCAGATTCCGTTGCGGACAACGGTTATTATTACCAGATTCAGGAACTGACAGCGGAAGACATTGCCGCGCGCCGGGTTCGCATTCTGGTCTGCTATCTCTGCGGCGGGGTGGTTAACAAAGTGGTAATTACCAACAGAATTTACGGAGCGTAAAAACATGACAGATATTTCAACCAACAAAGTCGGTTTTAAGAACTTAACTTATACGTTAACCGCGCTGCCTCTGGTTCCTTATATTAAACTTGAGGGGTTTGGTGCGGAAGGCGTACAGTGGGAACGCCCGCAGCCGGCAGTTGCCCGTCTGGGAGCGGATGCCAAAGGCGTCGTCAATCAAAAGGCGGTGATGTATGTTTGCACCATATCCCTGCTGCCGACGTCAAACTCAAGGCTGGCGCTTGACAACCTGATCAATTTGACAACTCCCAAGTACGGCAAGGATTTGTCCGATTATACGGTAGTTATGACGGTAACCAACAACACCACCGGAACCAAAACGGTCTATACCGGCGGCACCATTACCGAGGTGGACGGCGGCGACAACGCCAATTTGGACGACGGCCAGCAGGACAAAACCTATCAGTTCACCTTCTTTGACCGGGTAATTATGCCGGCCTAGGAAAAAGGAGTTGCCAAGCAATCCTTGACAACTCCCTTGTTCTCGTCTATCTGTTTAACAGACAAGAAGATTCGGATTTTCCGAATGATAATAATAAATTTTATTATCATGACTTTCCTTTCAGCCCTTACGGGCGGTTGGAAAGGGGAAAACCCAAAACCTATTGACATTTTATGTAAAATAGGTTACCTTTAACTCATGAAGTGGTTAAAGGTGGGTTTAACCCCTTTCTGAGTTAACAAAACATCCAGTGCTGCAACACTGGATGTTTTTCTTATATAATATACATTTTTTACAGTCAAGCTCTGCCGGCAATCGTCGGCGGGGCTTTTTTTGTCGGAGTTTTCAATGGAAACAATAAAAAAAATAACTATCAAAGATTTGGACGGGCAAAAGCTGACGTTTTCCGTCCGCCTTTTTGACGCGCTTGACGGTATTGATTTTGTCGACCGCTATGTCAGTTCCAAAGATAAATCAATTAAGCCGTTTCTGGCTGATTTGTTGCCCTTGGCGACGCTTTTGGATGCGAGCGGGCAAACCGCTGTTGACACGATGAGCCTGGAAAAAGTCAACACTTATTTTCAAAATCCGTTGGCGGTTATCGAACTGGGGCTTGCCATTTTGGAGCACCAAAAGGTTTTTATGAAAGAATCCGAAGTCTTCCGGCCGTTTCTCGCCATTCTCGAAAAGAAGTCGGCTTTTCCGATTTCGGATTCTCAAATTGCATAGGGAATATCTTAAAACCGGAAGTTTCAATAACCGAGTTAAAACAGATGGACTTGGGCGACCTGTATCTTGCCAATCTGGCCGCTTATGTCCGCGCACAAAACGAAATTGTAGCCTGTAACCGGGCAAAGGATAAAGCAAAATGATTGTCGTTTCCATCAACACGGCCGCGCGTCTGATCAAAATTGACACGCGTTTTGCCACGTTCAACGAGTGGAAAGAGGAAAACCACCCGCGTGACGGAGAGGGCAAGTTTGCATCAACCGGGGGCGGCAAAGCAGACAAGAAAGAAGTTGCAAAAGTCGTCAAAAAAGGTAAAATTAAAAAAATACCCCGTCAGGGGATAAATCTTTCAAAACAAGAGTATGGCCTTTTACATCATTCTTTGAACGAATATGTATCTAATCATCAAGAAAAAATAGGGTCAATTATTACTTGGGAAGCGGATAATTATCTTTATACTGTTTTAATAGAGGACTATAATGAATACGTTCCACTTTTTAAAAAGGAAATTGATTGAATGATAAGCGAGAAATTAGAGAAGCAACTTCAAGAGGTTCACGCAAGAGAACAGGATTCTTTTCACACGGAAGAGCAATTTATTCGAGCTGTTTTTGCCGGTTGTGATACGGATGAAAAAAAACAAAAACTGTCCGATATATTGGAAAAATGGGAGCTAACCGACAGTGATGTTTTGCTGGCCTCTTTGGATATATCCGAAGGTCTAGAACCAGAGATTGAAGAAGTTTCTTGATTTTTGTGAAAAATATGTATATTTTTTATATGAAAGGTTGTTAACACTTTATTAACATTTGGTTGATTTTTTTTGTTTTTTATGTATAATATACATAAAAAAGAGGTTTTTATATGGGAATATCCTTTACAGTTAATCAGGAAAAAGTTCTTGAAGCTATAGTATATATAGCGTCTAAGAAACCCGGTATTGATATATATCATACCGTAAAAACGATGTTTTATGCAGATAAGTTACATCTGAATCGTTATGCGCGCCCTGTTTTAGGTGATATATATATAAAAATGGAAAATGGACCAGTTCCTTCTTTTGTTAGAGATGTAATCACTTTCAGCAGTTTTTTGCCGGAAGGTTTCCGTCAAAAAGCAGAACAAGCATTTTCAACATCAGGAAAAATAAAAAAAATAACTGTAAAGCGTAGTCCTGAATTAAAAGAATTTTCTGAAACAGATATAGAATGCTTAAATGAAGCTTTAGATCTTTGCAAAGATAAGACATTTGAAGAATTAAAAGAGCTTACGCATAAAGAAACGGCATGGATAAAGGCAAGTATGAGCGGTGCATTAGATTATAGCTTGTTAGTTGATGTTGATAATCCGTATCATGATGATATAATTTGCGATTTGGTTGAAAACGGAAAATTTATGGTTATATAAAATGTCTTTAAAAGATGGATGTTTATATTTTATTCCAGACTGTAGTGTTTCATTCCCCGTAAAAAACAAATATGCAATCTGTATTTCTCATGAATATAATTTGTGGTATTTGGTTAACTCTTGTGATGAAAAACGCCCTTATAGTCATGAGTTATCTGATGTAGTATACATAGAACCAATACATTTTAAATCCCTTTACCATCGTTCCTATATCAATATAAAAAATATTAGATTGCTTTCTGAGGGCGATATTAGCAAAGCGTCAGAATGTGGTGTTATGTCAAATGATTTGTGGTTAAAAATTATGTCGTCTGTTCAAAATAGCCGTTCCTTGCAAAGAAAATATAAAGAACAAATGAAAAACATAAAAAAGTATAAATAAAGTTCAAAGCCCCCGCTCGGGGGCTTTTTTAATGGAAAAATAAAATGAGTATGTTTTCTGATGCCATTATCAACATTTGGCTGAACACTGGAGATGCCAAAAAACAGCTTGACGGGCTGCAGGGTGCTTTTGCCAAAACCGCGGACAAGATCCAGAACAATTTTATTGCCAAACTGGGCGGGCTGGCTCTGGGCGGCGTCGGCATCAAAGGTTTGACCAATGTTTATGACGAGGCGTTAAAAATACAGAATCTGGCCGAGAGCTGGAATTTGCCGGTTGAAAAGGTCAGCGCTTTTACCAATGCTTTTTCGCTTTTGGGCGGCAGTACAGACGATGCCCTTGGTGCGATTGATAAGCTGCAAAATCTGTCCAACCAGTTGAAGTTTGATTCTTCCGGGGCGTTGCGTGAGCTTTCCGCCGTCATCGGCACCAATTTGTTTAACAAAGATTATCAAGGAGCTATTGACGCTCTCAGGCAGAAATTTGGTGCCCTTAATGATGATACCGATGCCCAGAAAAAAGTGGTCGACATGCTGGGCATTGATAATCTTCCGTTTATGCGGATGTTGAAACTGACGGATGCCGAATATGCCGAAACCAATAAAAAAGCGCAGGAGTTCGGCGTTTTGACGGAGAAAGCGGCGCAGTCCCTCAGGAGTATGGAAATCTCTCTTTCTACCATCAAGCAGGCGCTAAAAGCGGTTTCTTATCCGGTTTTGGAAAAGCTGGCGCCGGTTTTGGATAAAATCAGCGCCGGGATGGAGCGTGTCGCCTTTCTTTCACCGGAGGTTAAAACCGGCATTGTCGGCATTTTGGGTGCGGTAACGCTGCTTTCCCCGGCCTTAAAAACCGCAGGCTTTTTGTTCGGTTCGGTTTTCTCGTTTTCAACTGTGGGCATTACGGCTGTCGCCGGTGCGGCTTATCTCCTATGGCAAAACTGGGATAAGGTCAGTCAGGCTTTTAAGGATTATCTGGCGGAAAGCCCGAGGTTGCAGCAATTTATTGCCGGAACAAAGGAGCTTTTCAGCAGTCTGGCCGGAGTTATCAAAGACTTATATGACTGGGTGGTTGAAAACTTTGATGTTTTTATCGAATTTTTCAAAGGCGCCGGGGAGATTTACGAAAAAATAATCGGAGGAATTAACGATGGTGGGGCTTGGCTTGGCGACAAGTTCGCAGATCTTATGGGGTGGGGCAAACGTTCCGGACCGATAGAGTATATTCCGCAGTTAAACGCCCCCAACTATCAGCCGAGTTTGGCACAAACAAGGATAAACAACGCCGCGACCAACGACAACAGCCGCAACAGCACGGTCAATGTCGGTTCGGTTGTTTTGCCGAACGTTTCCAATCCACGGCAGTTTGCGCGGGAAATGGAGCGGATGGGGAACCGCGGGTTGCCGTCGGTGGCGCAGAACAACGCCGGAGGAGTGATGTTATAATGGAACTCAACTTTTTAAGCAGCATTACCGATAAGCTGGCCAACTCGACCTACAGCATCTATGGAACAGACGAGAAGGGCGACCGCAAGATTTATCTGGAGTTTGATTCGATTTTGGAATGTTCCTACAACGGTTCGGCCACGGTTACGCAGTATCCGGCAGAATCGGGTATAAACATAACCGATTACAAATATTCAAACCCCGATCAGATCACCTTAAAAGGCATTATATCCAAAAACGGCACTGTCGGCATCGGGGCGCTTGACATAAATTATTCCCTTTTCGGGCAGGACAAAGTCAGCCTGATTGAAACCACCCGCCAGCAGCTGAACGAACTATGCCGGCAAATGAAGAGAGTAAACATCCAGACCCGCAATTCGGGGTTGAGGACGAGCTTTACTTTGTCAAGCTTTGAAATCACGGAAACGCCGGACAATTATAATCTTCTGGAAGCGGACATGACTTTTGACGAGGTTCTTTTGTTCGGTACGGACGGAAAACTTAACCGCAGCGCCTCAGACGAAGACACGCAGGACGGCGGCATTGTTCAGACTTTGGCAACAGATATAAAGGCATGGTGGAACTCATGACAAGAACGGCAATCAACCTGATAAACGAGCCGAACAGCAAAGTTTCGGCCAACATTACCGATGCAGAGGGTGAAATCCATACGGTCAATGTGGCGCTCCGTACTATGACGGACGGTTCTCTGATTATGGATTTGACGATTGACGGCGAAGTGCAGTTTTACGGTCGCCGCTGTATCAACCGGATGCCGTTGATGCTCTCGCAGGTAATCTCAGGAAATTTTTATTTTTACGACCTCTATGGAAACAGCGATCCCGAATATTCGGGATTCAACAACCGCTATCAGTTAATTTATGACACGGATTTTAATTTGCAATGAACTGGCGAACAAGGAAATTAACAGCGAGTTTGTATTATGACGGCGTTTTGAAAAACACGCTCACGGAAGAACTCGCCTTTACTTTCAATACTTCTGAGGCGGTAAGCGGTGCCTTAAACGAAGCAAACGTTGTTATAAGCGGTCTAAAAACCGACACCATGTTCAGCTTAGCAACGTCGAATACGCAATGGGTCAAAAACTGGGTGCAAAACCGTCTGGTGATAGAGGCCGGATATGAGGGTAGCAACAAAGGCGTTGTTTTTGACGGGACGATTATGGAAGCGAGGCCGGATTTAAGCAAGGCGGATTACTCCATAACATTAAAAGCGATGTCGATGTTTTCCGAGCTGACAAAGGTTAAAAGCTATACCTACGCCGGCGATACCCCTGTCAACACAATAGCGCGGAAACTGGGGACGGACTTGGGGCTTGTTCTTGTTTCCGACATAGACGATACGGTAACCATAAGCAACTTTCTGTTGCGCGATCAAAATGCGGTCATGGGGCTGCGCGCTTTGGCGCAGGCAACCGGACTTGATATTTTTGAAAGCAAGGGGCGGCTTTATGTCAAAAAACAAAACGAGGGCTTAAAAAAACTGCCGCAGCTCACCATTCCGCAGGCGGAGATCATCGGCGTTCCCGAACCGACACCGACCGGCGTGATTATCACAATACGGCTTAATTCGTCGTATCAGACGGGGCAGCGGGTCAAAGTGAACTCTTTGAAATACCCGCAGTTGAGCAGCTATGATTTTTATATTTCCACTCTATCGCATGCAGGACAAACCCGCGGCAGCGAATGGATAACGCGGCTTAATTTGATGAAGGAAGGCTTAGGGTTTTATCGATGAGCAATAATATTCCGGCATACAACCCGGCGGAGCTGCAAACGGACACGGGCGTTTTGCAGCTTTTTTTGCGCCAATATCTCAACTCTTTTCTCGGCACCGTTCAACCGGTAGAAGTGGCGGCAGTCAGTGAGGACAACGCTTTTGTCGACGTTTTGCCGCTGATCAGACAGATCAATACACAGAACGAGGAAATTCCGATCACCGCGGACAACACGCTTTACAAAATTCCGGTTATGAAGTTTGAGGGCAACGGCTGCAAAATAACCTACAAACCGGCGGCAGGCGACATCGGGCTGCTGATAGCCTGCAAATTTGACATCACCAATTTTAAGAACACAAAAGCGCAGTCAACTGTCGGCAGTTTACGGCAATTCAACTGGGCGGACGGTCTTTTTCTGCCGGTTTCTTTCAACTCAGCCGGCGACGGGCTGGTTATTTCCAATCAGCAAACAACCATCACCCTACTGCCGGATTCGGTTGATATCAACACGCAAACCGTCAACATCACGGCCGATACGGCAAACGTCACGGCAATGGCGGTTAACCTTGGCGGCGAGGGCGGCAAAGGCGTGGCGCGGATCGGCGACACGGTTGAGGTTAATCCTAATACGCACCAGGGCACTATCACTGCCGGTTCTGCTGTCGTGTTTTCCAAATAAAGGAGAAAAAAATGCAAACTCTGCAATTAGACGAGCACAACAATCTGGTGCTTGAAGACGGTTCTTTGACCGTTATCGACGGGATTTCTGCTTGCGCTCAAGACGTAAAGACCCGCGTCGGCCTTTGTTTGGGAGAAAATCCATACGATACGGAAGAAGGCATTGACTATTTCAACGAGGTTTTGGGCAAAACCGGCGGCATTGACGGCGTGCGAGAGATGATCCGCCGGCGGATAAAAGATAACGAAGAGATTGTGCAAATCAACCGGCTTTCCACCTCAAGCGCGGACAACGTTTTGAATATCACCGCGGAAATATCAAGCACTTACGGAGTTTTTGAATTATGAGCCTTTTTTCTGTTACCAATCAGGGAGTCATCACGGTTGACACCTCGGAGATCAAAAGCGATTTTGAAGAGGCCTACAAAGGCGCTCTCGGGGCAAATATTAACTTAGAGAGCAGCACCTTTCAGGGGCAGATGATCACAAACGATACGGCGACCTTAACAAAGGCGATGAACGAAGTTGTCAATATTGCCAATTCTTTTTCGGTCTATACGGCAACCGGTCAGGCTTTGGATGTGGCGGCTGCTTTTTTCGGATACTACCGCAAACAGGGCGTCGGTACGGTGGTAACGGCCACTTTAAGCGGTACGGCAAATACTGTTATCGAAGAGGGGGCGCTGGCAACCGATGGCACCTATCAATATGTGCTGCTTGATACTGTAACAATTGGTGAAGGTGGTGCGGTTGAAGCTGAATTTCAATGTACGGAAACCGGTGCAATTCCCTGTCCGGCAGGGACATTGACGACGATTGTAACGGTGGTTGAAGGTTGGGACGGCGTCAACAATGCAACGGCCGGAATTATCGGTTATGAAACGGAAAACGACAACGAGTTTCGCACCCGGATCACGGCAAACTGGCTCAACAAACGGGCGCGGAGCATTCTGGGCGCTATTGTTGACAATATTGCGGCAGTTTCCGGCGTTATCAGCGTTTTGGGCCGCGAAAACTACGGCGATGAACCGCTTGAAATCGATAACATAACACTTGCGCCGCATTCTATATATATATGTGTTTTAGGTGGTTCTTCCTCGGATATAGCAACTGTTATTGCCGGGCAGAAGACGCTTGGCGCCGGTGTAAACGGCAATACCGAGATAGAGTTTTACGACGCCTCTGTTGATTACATTTACAAGTATCGGATTGAGCGGCCGGCGGTTGTACCGATCAAATTACAGATAGAATATGAGGCAAACGCCTATACTGCGGCCGATGTGGAAACGCAGATTAAAAGCATTGTCATGCAATGGGTGGCGGACAATCCTTTTAAGATACATCAGACCGTTTCCGGCAATGTTTTGGCGCAAAGCCTCGCCGGGTTCAATCAGATCAACCTGTTGTCGGTGAAAGTGGCGCTTGTTTCCGGCGGTGATTTTACCGATTACATCACAACTACCATTTCCGAGGTTGCAAGTCTTGATGAAAGCAACATAACCGTTTCAAAGGCTGCTTAAATGTTTAAGGAAGTAACGTTAAATACTTTGCAGAAACAGTTCGGCTATACAAACGGGTCGGATTTGCTTTTGCGCCGCGCCGCCGTGTGGGATAAATACTTTGGCAATATTTCGGAAACTTTTGTAAAAGAAATCTTGGATTATAACTCCTGTATTCCGGAAGCGCTCGACTGGTTTTGGGGAAAAATGCTCAAAATTACCCGCAATTTTACCGGTGAGGACGGGGAGATTTTCACCCTGAACGACGATCAGTTTCGGGAGATTATCAAAATCCGGGCATTCGGCACCACGTGGCAGGGTGATATTTTGTCAATGAATGTCTTTTTGCAAAACCTGTTCAAAGACCGCGGCAACGCCTATCTGCTCGACAATCTGGATATGACGGTGCAGATTTTTGTTTTCGATTTTATTCTTGAAGACTGGGAAACGTATTTGTTTACAACACAAGACGTATTGCCGCGTCCGGCCGGCGTCGGCACAAAAATTTATCAAATTGACACAGAAAACACCTTTGGTTTTTATGGTTCGGACTTCCAGCCGTTCAATCAGGGCGTTTTTTGGGACGGGATTTTATAAAAAAGGAGAAAAATATGGAGGATTTAACAACCCCGCAGGTTTTAACCGGTGCTTTTGCTTATAACGGGCAAAAAAACACAATCCCCGATGCACCGACAGGGTCGTTTTTGGCCAGTATCCAGGAAGGTTTCCCGCCGATTACGACGATGCCTAAAAAAAACGGCGGTCAGCCGCCGGAAGGAAGGGATTTTAACGGCATATTAAATCTGGTAAGCCAGTTTTATTTTTTCACCCAAAACGGCGGCACCTATACTTTCAATCAGTCGGTATCGGATGCTATCGGCGGCTATCCGGAAGGTGCGCGGCTCTGGTATGTGGACAGCAGCACGGGTGAGGCAAGCCTGCTTCGTTCGACCAAGGGAAACAATACCGACAATTTTGTCACCAATCCGGAAGTCATCGGCACCAGCTGGGTTTTGGATATTGTCACCCAGGGCTATGTGCAGGAGCAGCTGGAACCGGTTAAGGCGGCGATTGTTGCCCGTCTCCCCGCCGGTTTTGTTGCCGCATGGCCGGGAAATACGCCGCCGGACGGTTGGTTGGTGTGCAACGGGGCAACCATTTCCCGGACAACTTATGCGGATCTGTTTGAGGCAATCGGCGAAACTTTCGGTGCCGGTGACGGATCAACAACGTTTAAGCTACCGGATTATAGAGGGGATTTTTTGAGGGGCTATCTTTCCGGTACTTCCTCGGCGATCGGCACCAGACAAGCCGAAGGGCTGCCGAATATCAGCGGTTATATCTCATACCTTTTGATGGGCGAAGACGGCCAGAAATCAGACGGAGCGTTGTCGGCAACGCTGCAAGTCGGAAATCGTTTGACCAATGCCGGCACCGGGTCGGCTTGGAAGCAGCTTAATTTCTCTGCCAAAAATTCAAACGCGATTTATGGCGCTAACAGTCATGTCACGCCGCGTAATAACGCAGTGAATTGGTGTATTAAATATTAGGGAGAGGAAAATGGAAATATACATGTTTGATGAGGAAACAAAGGAATACATCGGGGTAGAAAATGCTCTTTTAGACCCTTTGGAAACAAAAAAGCAGGGAAAGCATGTTTATCTTCTGCCGGCGAATGCGGTTTTTGACAGGCCGCCGATTGCCGAAGGCGGAAAAGCCGT